GCGCTACACACGCAAGCCGCGGCAGACCTTCAGCTTCAGTCTCACCTTCATCACCAACGAGCAGAAGGAAGCGCTGGAGCTGTTCTACCAGGTCGACGCCAAGAACGGCGCCGGTACGTTCTCATTCATTCGTCCGGCGCAGGTGTTGCCAGCGCCAATCCCACCCGCGCTGGTCGGGGTGCCGGTGCTGACGCTGGTGCGCTTCAAGGGGCCGATGCAGTTCCGGTACGACGGCGCCGGCCTCTCCTACTTCTGGAATGTGTCGGTGGAGCTGGAAGAAGTGTAAGTGTTGTTGGTAAGTCAATCGTGACTTATAATCGGGTTCTATGGCACGCAACCTCACAGTAGCAACCGTTCTCGAAAAGAACGCGCTGGCCTCCGGCACGCCGTTCCTCGTCCTGCTCGACGTGGTGGTCATCGACCCCCTTACGGGTAACGAGGTCGAGCATATGTACCTCGCCAACAACAACGAGGACTTCGACTACGGCGGCAACACCTATGTCGCCATTCCGTTCACGATCGGACTGAAGCAAGAGTCCGGCACCCAACCAACGGTCACGCTCTCCATTACCGACTACACCAACGTCATTCAACAAAAGGTGCAGCAGTATCAGGGCGCTGTTGGGTTCACAGTTGTCGTGATGGTGGTCAACTCCGATTTGCCGGCCCCGCCCGAGGTGAGCGAAACGTTCGAGGTCATCGGCTCGTCTTCGGCAGAGTACGTGGTGAACTTCACGCTTGGCGCCGAAAGCGCGCTGACCAAGGCGTTTCCCAAGCGTCGCCAGATGCGCGACTTCTGCGCGTGGCGCTACAAGGGCGGCGAATGCAAGTACGAAGGGGCGATGGAGAGTTGCGATCTCAGCCTGAACGGCCCCAACGGCTGCGACGCGCACAACAACACGATCAACTTCGGCGGCTACCCCGGTATCACCGGTGGAGCGCGCTATGGCTGACCTCGGTCTCGACGAGTTGATCGGCGTTCCGTTTGTCAGGGGCGCCCGCGGCCCAGACGCCTACGACTGCTGGGGTCTCGTGCGCGAGCTTTACAAGCGCGAGCATGGCATCACCCCGCCCGACTACAACGACCCCCAGAGCGCGCCACTCATTGCAGCGATGCTCGGGGGCGGGATCGAATTGTGGAAGGCTGTGCCGTTCGGGACGCCCGGCTCGGTAGGGCTGTTTCGCGTGATGACGCGCGTCAGTTGCGAAAGTCGGCTGCACGTCGGCTACATTCTTCGCCATGATCTGTTCGCCCACACCTGGGAGTCCTCCGGCGGCGTGACCATCGAGCGACTGACTCCGTGGAAGCGCCGCACGGTCGGCTGCTATAGCTACGTGGGGGCGTGATGGAAGCGCAGACGATCGAACGGCCGCAAACCTTCAATCACATTCGTGTCCTGAATCCGTTCAATGCCAATGAGCGGGTGACTGACATCGTGCCGTATCAGCCCGACATGGTTGTGGCCGATATGTTCCCGCTGGGCGTGGCTCAGCCGGACGTGGTTGTTTCTGTCAACGGGAAGATCGTTCCAGAAGACGAGTACGCCGTGACGTTGCTCGCGGCGGACGACTACATGATCTCGTGCCCGATTCCGCTTGGCGGCGGAGGGGACAGCAAGAGCATTCTGCGCATCGTGGCGATGATCGCCGTCATGGTCATCGCCAATGTCATCGCTCCGGGGATCGGGGCCGCGATGGGCGGTTTCTTCGCGACCTCCGCGGGCACCGCGATGATCGTTGCGGGGATCACTATCGCCGGTTCGATGCTGGTCAATGCGCTGCTCCCCGTCAAGCCTGTGCAGGGCGACACCGCGGGCAGCGACCAACAGAAGAACAGCGCGACCTACGGCATTGACGGAGCCAAGAATACGGCGTTGGAGGGGATTCCCGTTCCGGTGTGTTACGGCAAGTACCGAATGGGCGGGAACCTGCTGAACCTTTACGTCGAGAACGTGAAGGACACGCAGCTGCTCTACATGCTGTTCAACGCCGGCGAGGGGCCGGTGGTCGATCTCAGTGACATTGAGATCAACGATCAGCCGCTCGCCAACTATCAGGACGTGGAGTACCAGACTCGCCTTGGCCTGCCCGACCAAGAGCTGATCCCCTGGTTCGCCAGCCAGATCACCCCCGAAAGCGTGGGGATCAAGCTTGGCATGAATTGGACAAACCACACGATGCTGGCGGACGCGGAGAAGCTGCGTTTCGATCTCGTGTGCCCGGCGGGTCTCTTTGAGGTCGACAAGGATACGGGCGATCTCAAGGAGCGCACGGTCTCTTTTGCCTGTGAGTATCGCAAGGTTGGCGACTCCACTTGGATTCCGTTGGTGGACACGACGACGATCGCATCCGAGTCGCCGACCACGGGCACCAGCATCATTCCTGGGCAGTCTGGAACGCCGGCGTTCCCCGAGCAAAGCATTGATCCACACGATCTGACGGCGATGGATTGGCATTACCTGATGGCCCATCCGTGGCTGAAGGTCTATGTCATCAACGGCACCTACAAGGACGATCAACTCGCCTACTACGACATTGGGGGAGCTGGGTACGACGTGGCGCTTGATATGTCGGCGACCAGCGAGGTCTTGAGCCAGATGGAGATCGGTGATACCGACCCCGTCTACGTCACGATCACCAATCAAAACGTCACCTACGCCTCTGGGGCGTCGGCGCTGGCGATCACCGACAAAACGCGCAACGCGGTGCGGCGTTCATTCACGTCTCCTGAAATCGAGAATGGCGTCTACGAAACGCGCATCAAGCGCGTCACCGAAATCAGTACGTCCGAATACATCGTTGACGACCTCTACATCAGCGACATCAATCGCATCCTGCTGGATCCGATTCACCACAACAACACCGCACTGGTTGGGGTGAAGGTTCGACTCAGCGATCAGCTGAGCGGGATGCCGAAGATCACCTACATCAACCACGGGCGGATCATCCGTGCGTGGGACGAAACGCTGAATGGGTGGGTGCAGGCTGGGTCGGGCGACGCGACGGACGATGATCGGCGCTGTAATCCGGCGTGGATCATTCTGGACATGATGACTCACGGCCGCTACGGCGGCGCGATCGCGGATCGTCGAATCGATCTGGACAAGTTCAAGCAGTGGGCGGAACACTGCGCGGATAAGAATCTCACGTTCAACGGGGTGATCGACTCTCAGAGCAATCTCTGGGACGCCATGCAGTACGTTCTGCGCGCTGGGCACGCACAGGTGCTGACCGTCGGCACGCGCTACTCGGTCGTCATCGAGAAGGAAACACTGCCATCGATGATGTTCACCGCGAACAACATGATTCGCGGATCGTACAAGGAGACCTGGCTGTCGGCTGCCGAGAAGGCCAACGAGATCGAGGTTTCTTACTTCGACAAAAACGACGGCTACAAGCAACACACGATCAAGGTGTTCGACAGCGTTGCGCTGGCCGCCGCAGGCCGTCAGAAGACCGCGGCGATCACGCTGGTCGGCGTAGTCGACTCGAATCGCGCCTGGGAAGAGGGGGCGCTGCAGCTCAACCTGAACCGCTACATTCTCAAAACGGTCGAGTGGGAGGCCCCGCTCGAGGCGCTCGGCTGCACCGTCGGCGATGTGGTGTACGTGCAGCATGACATGCCCAACTACGCCCAGTCGGGGCGCTGTCAGTTGGAGGGCAGCGCATCCGAAATCCGCGCCGACCGACCGATCGACACGACAATGGGTGGCCCGTTCAGCGTGCTGACGATGCACGCAAAGGTCTTGCGTGGCGCCGGAACGATCGGAAGCGTCGTCGGGAATCGGGTGATGATCCCCAGCTGGCCCGGCATGGACGAGGGCTACGTGCGTCGAATCACTTGCGGCAGCACGGACGCCGCGATCATCGATTGCACGCACGCCGGCTACGTTGTGGTTGAGTCGGCCGTCGGCCTCACCGGCGTTTACGAAATGTGGGGCACCGATGTCATCGAGGAGCGCGTGGTCGCCAGTGTTGGTGGCCCGTACGGCAACTCGATTTTTCTGGTCACGCCGTTCTCCCAGCCGCCGCTCGAACAGCAACACTATATGTTCGGCAAGACCAGCAAGATCAAGGAGCCGTTCCGCGTTCGCAGCATCGAGGGCGGCAACAACGAGTACACGCGGAAGCTGGTTTGCGTCCAGTACAACGATCTCGTCTACGACGTAACCGGGTCGCCCGGTATCGGCGGTGGCGAGGGCGGTGGTAACGCAACTTTGCCGTTGTCGCATGCCATCAACCTCGGTTGCAGCGAGCATTCCTACGCGCAAGGCGCGGCTGTCGTCACCGAGGTGGAGCTTGTTTGGAGTCCTGGCCCGAACGGCATCTACCGCGGCGCCGACATCTCGCTCAAGAAAAACGGCGGGGACTTCATCGCACAAGGCGCGGTGATCGGCAGCAACCGCAAGTTCAAGACGCAGGCGGCGATCGGGGATGTGCTGACGTTCAAGGTGCAGGCGTTCGACATCAACAACATCAACGCGCTGCCGGAGTCGGACGCCCCCACCATCACCTACACCGTCACGGGCGAGCCGCCCAATGGGAACGTTCCCACTGTTACCGGCATCGAGGTGTACTGGTCGGGCAAGCACTGCAAGCTGAACTGGCGTTACAACGCCGTCACCGGGTCGTTCGAGTTTGGCAGCGAGGGCGAGTGGGGCGCTGACGCCGGCTATACCGATCCGCACTTCAAGGACTACGAGATCAAGATTTACCGCAGTGTCGGCGGCAACGGCCCCACTGTGCTGCCGCATCTGCGCACCGAGTACACGGTCAATCCCTCGTTCACGTATCTGTACGACGTGAACTACGTGGACAACCAAGCGATCCTCGCCAACCCGCTGCTCGCGCAGCGGCTGCTTCGATTCGAGATGCGGGTTCGGGACATCTTCAACAATCTCGGCGATACCGCGATCGTCGATGCTTACAACCCGCAGTGCAAACTCGACCCCGAAACACTGGTCGCGAATCCGATGTCCAACTCGTGCGCGATCTCTTTCGAGGCGCCCACCGAGCCTGACTTCGTCGGAGCGCAGGTTTGGCTTAGCGAGGTGGAGATTTTCGACGCCGATGAGACCACGCTGGCCTACACCGGCGTCGGCAACAACGTGTTGCTGTCCGGTCTCACCCCGCTCACCACGTACTACTACAAGATCGCCGCATACGACGCCTTCGACAAAGAGGGCATGACGATCTTCGGCCCGTTTGAGTTCGTCACCCCCGCGGGGTCTGGTGGCGGGGGCGATTGCGGCGGCTTTGCGGAATTCTTCGCCGACGGTGACTTCACGGGTCCCGACGGCGTAACGGGCGCCCGAGTCACGTTGGTGGCGGGTGGCGCGGGCGGCGCGAGCACAAACTCTGCAGTAGAGGGCGGTGGCGGCGCCGGATCGGGCGAGTACACCATCGACTTTCCGGTCAAGCTGACGCCCGGAGCGGTCATGCCGGTCGTGGTTGGTC